TTACTCGCTGGGTGTCAGGGGACGGCCCTGGTCGTCGCGGGGGTCGGATAGCGGGGTCACCTTGGGCTCGGCGAGGACGACGATGCCGAGGCTGCCGAGCAGGATGAGGACGGCGGTGATGACGCCTTGGATGGCGTTGCCTTGGGTGGGTGTGATGACGCCGCTGTTGGCGAGTCCGGCGATGAGGGCGGTGATGCCGCCGACGATCCGGGCGGCGGTGCGGAGGGGGCGGGGTCGTTCCGTGCGGGGTTGGGTCATGGCTGTACCTCCGGGTCAGGGCAGGCGGATGATCTGGCCGGGGAAGATGCGGTCGGGGTCGGCGATGGCGTTGAGGCGGGCGAGTTCACGCCAGGTGGTTCCGTTGCGCTGGGCGATGGCGGAGAGGGTGTCTCCGGATCGGACGGTGTGGAAGCGGCCTGCTGCCGGGGTGGTGAGGGTGAGCACCTGGCCGGGGAAGATCCGGTCGGGGTTGCTGATCCCGTTGGTGCGGGCGAGTTCCTGCCAGGTGGTTCCGTTGCGCTGGGCGATGGCGGAGAGGGTGTCGCCCTCGCGCACGGTGTAGGTGGTCGGCGCGGGGGCCGGGTTCGGTGAAGGGTTGGGGGCAGGTGCGGGAGCGGGGGCCGCGCCGAGGGTGAGGTGGTCGAGGCTGTACCCGGCCATGGTGGCGTTGCGGTCGACCTTGCCGGGGATGCCTGGTACGACCCCGCTGTTGGTGTGCTGGTGCAGCGCCAGGCGGGGGTGTGACCAGCCGGGGGAGCCTGGCTGTCCGTTGTAGCGGGCGATCCAGAGGAACACGTCCGCGTCGGCCCATTCGTCGGGCCGTAGGACGTGGGTCCACCAGTCGCTGTTGGCGTACACCAGTACCTTGCGGATGCCGGTGACGGCGCGCAGGCGGGTGATGAACGCGGCGACGAACGGGTTGCCGTTGTCGCGGAGGTCGGCGTTTTCCATGTCGAGCATCGGGGCCAGGGACCCGGGGGCGAGCAGCCCGCGGGCTCGGAGCTGCCCGGCGAAGTGGTCGACCTGGGCGTTGATGTTGACGTCGCGGGCGAAGTGGTAGCCGCCGACGTGCAGGCCCGCGCCCTTGGCGCCGTTGACGTGGCTGACGGAGGCGTTGTCGATGTAGTCGACGCCCTCGGTCAGCTTCACCGATGCGTAGGAGATTCCGTTACCGCGTACCGCACCGAAATCGGTGACGCGGTTCCAGTGGGAAAGGTCGATGCCGTAGTCGGTCATGTGCTGTGTGGTTCTCCTGTGGGCGAACAAAAAGAGCCCGCCACCGGGTGGTGACGGGCTCGGGTCGGGTTGGGTCAGGACTGGACGCCGGAGGCGTAGGCAAAGGTGGCGCGGATCGCACCGGTCCCAGCGGTGCGCCGGGCTTCCAGGTGGACAGCGCGGTTCTCGCCGTGCAGGCCGGGCATGGGTTGGCGCCAGAAGCGGTAGTCGATCACGTATCCCACGGGTGCGGACGCGAGGATCACCCCGCTGCCCTCATCGCGCAGACGGACTTCCCCGCGCGTGTCCGGGTTGTCGCTGGTGCAGCGCACGTGTGCGTCGAGGTAGGGGTGTTGGCGGTTGAGGGTCGCGGTTTCGAGTGCTTCCCAGTCGCTGGATGTTGTTGCGGCCCAGTCGGTGTAGCGGGAGCGAGCCACGGTGTGCGGGATGTAGGGGCGAGCCAGACCCGCGCCGGAGTCGACGTCATCGCCGACGATGATGTTGCCGCTGTAGTCCCAGATGGCTACGTACTGGCGGTAGCCCTTGTTCTGGGGGTTGTCGTCCATGACGGTGATGCGCCACCGGCCGCGATCGTCACTGATCGCGGTGATCGGCTGGGGTGTGCCGTCCGGGCGGGCCATTGTCCCGGCGAGGCCGCCGACGAGGAACACGACTTGCCCGTCCTGGTCGATGAGCTTGATCCCGCCCAGGTCGCGAATCTCGATGCCGCCACTGGAGATAACCGCGTTGGACAGGGTTCCGCGCGCGAGTTCGTCGACCTGTCGCTCCAGGGCGGTGATGCGGTGGGCGAGATCGTCGGGGCTGGAGGTGACGGGCACGGTGTCCTTTCAGGAGACGGCGGGGACCGGGGCCAGGGTGAGATCCACGGTGTGCGGCGAGCTGCCCCGGTAGGTGATGGCGGTGATGCGCCGCCGCCGCTGCCCTGCGAGGGTGAGCCGGTCGGGGCGCGGGGTCAGGACGATGTGGTCGCCGACCAGGTAGCGGCCGAGGCGCGGGTCGGTGTCGGTGCGCACGGTGGCGCTGTCGCGGGTGACTCCGGTCCGCATGACGTCGAGGTAGCCGCGGGCGTGCGCGGCCAGTACGGCGGGGCGCTTCTCGCTGGTATGACTGGTGATGACGGCGTCGAGGGCGGGCCACCCGGCCCGGGGCAGCGCGTCGTTGGACGCGCGGCCGATCAGTCGCCCGCGCTCGACGCCGTCCCCGGGAACGGTCACGGCGTCGGCCATCGCCGAACCGTCTTCGTCCCAGCCGTAGGCGACGAGCTGGCGGCCGTGGTCGACGTGCCACAGCTCACCGCTTTGGGCGAGTGTCGGGGTGCCGACGCGCATCACCCACTCGACCCCGGCGCGGTCGGCCCGGTATCGGGGAAGAAAGTGCAGGTCGGGGCCGTTCTCGGAGCGTGTGAGCTGGCCGAGCCGTTCGCCCACTGTCGCCAGCTCGTGCCCGAAGTAGGTGCGGTCCTCGTCGCCGGAGTTGTCCAGTCTCGGCAGCAACAGGGGTAGTTCTCCATAGGGGCGGGTCAGCGCGGCGCGGACGATGTCGAGCGCGACGCCGGGCAGTGACCGGTAGGTCAGCACCAGGTCCGCGCGCGGGTCGGTGAAGGCCCAGTCGCCGTAGCGGGCCAGGATGCGATGGTCGAACACCGCCCATAGCCCAGCGGCGGTTACGTCCAGCTCATCCACGCCCGCGCGGCGGGTACGGGAAATGACCGGCCCGGCCCACAACACCCGTTCGGTGTCCGCGATTGCCAGGTAATGACGCCACGGTGCGGTGACGGCACGGATATCGACTTCCCGTGGCACCGCGTCCAAGATCAGTGTCGTGCGCGCGGAACCGGCGGCGGAGAGCTGATCGGTGTAGTCGGCGGGCGCGTCCAGCTCGGCGACGATCTCGCCGGTCCGGAGATGCCCAAGCAGCAGGCGGGGCAGGGACGCGCACCCCCTGTCCTGCTGGGGCCATGACGATGAGCCCTAGACCGGTCCGACGGGCTCACGCGATACCCACAGGTGGCTGTTGTAGGGGGTGATTGCCCATGTGCCGTCGCCGAACAGGCGGGCGATGGTGAGGTAGACCGTGTGGGGGCCGGTGAGAATCCCGGTGCCGCGTGTCTGGGTCTGGAACCATCCGCCGCTGTTGGTGGGGCCGACACCGACGCCGAAGATGCCCCCGGTGGGACTGTCCAAGCGCAGGAACAGGTCGGCACGGCAGTTGGTCGTGACGATCTCGGCCGATGCCTGGGCGGTGATGCGGTAGGGCCAGCCTGGGTCGGGGATGTCGACACTGTTGATGTCGGCGTTGTCGCGGATGCCGGTGCGCACGGTGAAGCGGTTACCTTCGCCGGTCCAGCCGGGTGTGCCGGCTCGCCAGCGTTCGCCGTCCCAGGTTTCCAGGCCGGTGGGCCGGTAGCGGGCGTGGCCCGGGTAGGCGCCGGGGTCGGTTTGTGCGTCGCCGGGGAGCAGGACACCGATCCCGCCGCGGGTTCCGGCGGCGCGGCGCAGGTCGGTGCGCATCGAGGTGGAGAGTTGGCGGGTCGCGGGTGGGAGCGCGAAGGATGCGAGCGGGATCGCGCCGGGCGGCAAGGGCGGGGCAACGGGTTCGGGCGCGGCTTGACCGGTGACGGGTTCGATGACGAACGCGCTGCGGGCGTCGCCGAGCCGTTCGTCGTAGACGCGTGCCACGATCAGGTCCACGCGAGGCAGGGAGGGGTCCGCCGGGTCGAGCTCGACGCGGCCGGTGTCGTCCAGGGTGCAGATGTAGGGGCCTTGTCCGGTGCGTTCGATGACGCATTGGCCCACGCCGATGGTGACGCCCAGGCCGTCGTTGGCGCGCAGCAGCGGGCGTAGGTCGGCGATCACGCCGCTGTCGGTGCGGGTGGGCAGGACTCCGGAGGACCAGCCCATGAGGCGACCGGGTGCGGGTGCGAGGATCGCGCCGAGTGCGTAGCGGGCGTCTCGTTCGCTGATGCGGCGGTTGACCGCCCAGGGGTCGAGTCCGTCGACGGTGGTCGGCATCCGGGGCTCCTTCGTGGTCGGTCACCACCAGGCCGACCGCCACGCGAGGGTCAGTGACGCGGTGGGGTTGGGGCGGTCGTTGTGGGTGAGGACGAAGACCCCGGGGATGCCGGGGTGCAGGGTGAACGCGTCCCAGTCGGTCACGATGGCGCGGGCGCGGGCGGAGACGCCGTCGAGCTGGACGAGCCGCTGCCGGGTGTCGATGACCAGCCGTTGGTCTGCGGTGATCGGGTCCAGGAACGTCACGGTCGCCCGGTCGCGGGTGACGATGACCGGTGGGGTGAGCGGGCCGGTCAGGGTGAGGACGGGCGCGGTGTCGGCGGTGCCGGTGTTGGTGGCGGTGAGGCGTCCGGTGTGCTCCTGGGGGCCGAAGTCCAGGCCGGTCCCGTCGAAGCCGAGACCGGGCGCGGTGAAGTCCAACCCGCCGGTCGCGGAGGGGGCGGGCAGCCGGGTGGCGGCGGTCTGCTCGGGGCCGTACTTGCGGGGGTCGGCGGCCACGAGCTGTAGGGAGAAGTCCAGCCACAGCCCGCCGGGCCGGATGGTGACCAAGGTCGGGTCCTCCTGGACGACCTCGGCGACCAGGTCGCCGGTTTCCTCGGTGCAGGTCAGCGGATACCGGCCCGCGGGCTCCGCGCACAGCGCGGCCAGGCGGTGTTCGGCGTCGCGGCGGGCCTCCCAGGTGGGCGAGTAGACCCAGCCGTCAAGTCGGATCGTGCGCGCCTCGCGGTAGACGGTGCCGGGCCATGAGCCGTGGTCGCCGGTACGTGGCGCGGCCAGCGAGTCACGAACACCGGGCGAGGCGGACCAGCCGGTCACCCGGTCGATCACCCATTCCCGGCCCGCCGCGTCGGGCGGGCCGTTGAACACCAGGCCGTCAAGGGTCCAGCGGACCCGGAGGGGGAGCCCCGAGGGCGGCACGGGGCATCACCCCCTCCGGCTGGTCCGTCGCGTCCTAGGGCAGTCCGCCGGTACGCAGTGCGTAGCCGATCTGCCTGTTGGCGGCGGTGGCGATGGACCAGGGCGATTGGTCCGGGTGCGGGGTGATGCTCTGGTTGACCGTGACGCCCGCACCTGCCCCGGCGGCGGTGGTGTCGAAGTCGGCGCGCACGGGGTCGAACGTGGCGGCGTTGGCGAGTCGATCGGCCGCGCGCGCGGCCAGCGGTGTGGCGTCGGCGATGCCGCGCGCGAACCCCTCGGCGGTGAATGCGCCGATCTGGTGCATTCGTCGGGACGGACTGGCGATGCCGAGCCACGACAGCACATCGCCCACGGCGTCCTTGACCAGGTTCAGCAGGAACCGGCCCACGGCGCTTGCGGCCTCGCGTAGGCCGTTGAGCAGGCCGGAGATGATGTTGCGGCCGGTTTGGAGCAGCAGACTTCCCAGGTCCCCCAGGGCATCGATGATGCGGCCGGGCAGGCCGCGCAGCCAGGCCAGCATGTCGCCCAGGGTGTTGACGGCGCCGTCACGGACGCCACGGAACCACCCCAGGACGCGGCCCGGGAGCTGGCCGATCCAGCCGACCACGTCGAGCACGTCCCGCACCCGAGCGCCCACCCAGTCTGACACCGCGCGCCAGATCTCGATCGTCTTCGCCTTGATGGCGTCCCAGTTGGTCACGACCAGCACGACCAGGGTGACGATCGCCAACGCGATGGCGGTGAACGGGTTTGTGGCGAACGCGACCTTCATCAGGTTGAAAGCCATGGTCACCGCCCGTACCGAAGTGACCACAAAGGACAGTGCGCTTGCCAGCGGACCGGCGACGGCCGCGAGGGTGCCCAGCCCGATGACCAGCGGCCCCAGCCATCCCGCGTTCTGGGCCAGGAAGGACGAGAGCTGGGCGAGCAGCGGCCCGGCGAGCTGGAGCCCCAGGACCAGCGCGCCCCCGATCTGGGTCGCGAACTGGGACAGGGCGGGCAGCAGGTTGATCAAGGCCGGGGCCAGCTCGGTCAGGGCGGCACCGAACACGCCGGAGGCGGCTTCGCCTGCGGCGGCGAGGAAGTCCGCGAGCTTGGACAGGACCTCGGTCCCCTCGGCGCTCTTGAGAAACGCGCTGAGTTGACCGGTCGCGTCGACCAGGAAGGCGAGGAAACCACCGCCGTCATTGAGCGCACCGAACACGGTGCGCACGATGGAGCCGATGTTGCGCAGGAGCTGCCACATCTGCGACAGCGTCGACAGACCCTCCCCGATCCAGGTCTTGAGCTGGCCGCTCTGGCGGGCCTGGGCGATGAAGTCGGCGAAGCGCTGCGCCGAGGCGGCAAGGCTGGACGCCAGTTGCGGAAGGAACTCCGATCCTACGGCGGCGATGTCGCGGAACGCTTGAGCGACCGCGACCCCGGCGGGGTTGAGCCGGGCCAGGGAATCCCGGACGTTGTCCAGGATGGCCCCGGTGTCCGATAAGGACTGGGACGAGGTGAGGAACGCTGAGAAGCCGCGCGCCCCCGTGTTGAGTTCGGAGGCGATCCCGCCGAGCCCGGACCGCAGGACCGGCAGATACGAGCCACCGAGGCGGGTGACCTCCTGGCCCATCCCGGCGAACAGCCGCTGCTGAACATCCAACCGCAACCCGGCAAAGCTGGGTTGCAGGTCCTTGACCGCCTGGGCGGTCTCCCGCGCCGAGGGCGCGAGCTTGGCCAGCGCGTCAGCGAACGCCGCCGGGTCATCCAGGCTCGACAGCGCGTCGCCGAAACCCTGGAATCCCAGGACAAGGGTTGCGATGGTCGCGGCGGCAGCGGCCCCGGCGGCGGGGAGCAGCAGCAGCGCGCCCGACGCCGACACAGCGGCGGACGCGATCCCGATCAGCGACTGGGCGGCACCGGCGGCGTTGCCGATGGACAGGGTGGTCCCCGCCACCCGACCGAATGCCGCGCCGATGGCGCGGGCCTGGTCCAGCGCCCGCTTGTCCACCTCCACCGACAGGTGGACGGTGTCCCCGGACAGCCGCGCGACCAGCTCACGCCAGCGCGTCTGGACGGTGGCGTCGTCCAGCTCGGCCGCGACGGTGACGGCGGCGGCCCGCTCGGCGGTGTCGGCGACCCGCCGCGCGTCGGCGGCGAGCCCGGCCGCGTCCAGGACAGCGGGGATACGCACCACGCTGGTGCGCTCGACCCGGTCCAGGTAGCGGGACAGGGACCTTCCGAACGCGTCGGTGCCGGGCAGGACCCGGACACGGACACGGCCGATCTCGCGGCCACCGGGGTCCGCCAAGGGGGTACACCCCCTCGACTGCTAGCCGCCGGGGTGCTGCTGGCGGGCCGCGATCTCGGCCACGGTCACCACCCGACCCGCACGTCTACGTGGCTGGGTCGGGCGCGGCATCGGGGCGGGCGGGCGGGGACGGCGGCGCGAGTTCGCGGCGACGGTGGTCCAGGTGCCGAGTTGCACCGCGTCCACCACGGTGGCGAGCAGGTGGGTCGTGGCGGTCCACGCCCGGTGTTCGGAGCCGCCGCGGAGCGCGGCGACAGCGGCGGAGTCCTCGGGAAGGTGCTCGATCAGCCACAGCACCCGACGCGGGGTCAGGGTGCCGTGCCACAGGTCGGCGAGGTCGACCCCGTAGTAGCGCCGCAGGTCGGCGTACAGGGCTGCCCCGCCGACCTTGTCGGCTAGCTGATCGAGCCCGAGGGTTCCGGGAGCTGGCACACCTCCTGATACCGGCGGAACAAGCCGGTCAGGGTGAGCAGATCGCCGCCGATCTCGGCGAGCAGGGCGCGGGCGGTGGGCTTGGTCTCCGCGACCAGGAGCACGACGTCGGCGAGCGCGGCGACGAGCGCGTCCTCGTCGTCCCCCGCCTCCGCGACGACCGCGATCCGCTCACCCAACGCCGTCAACGTCTCTCTGTCCTTCTTGGACATACGCAAGGCGTTGCGCAAACACACGGCCTTGCCACCCGTCAGACCCACGGTTAGGTCCTGGATGCTGGCGCGCGCCTCGGCGCGGATCTGGTCGAGCCCGATCACGGTGGACATGCGGTGTTCTCCTTACGTGACAGGAATAGTGATCAGGCGGGGCGGCCGAGACCGGCGGCGAACCACTCCATGAGGTTGGAGCCGGTGACCTGGAGGACCTGGGCGCGCACCGGGAACGCCAGGAAGTTCTCCACGTCAACGGAAATGTCGTCGTCGGACCCGATCGACACGCGCGGCACGTACAACCCCGCCTCTGCGGCACCGTCGATCATTCGGACGAACAGGGCGCGTTCCACCGGGGGCGCGGAACCCTGCACACCGAACACACCGGCGGTGTCGACGTCGCCGGGCCCGAAGAACAGTTCGAGGGTGTTGTTGTCGAGCTGGTGGAGCTGGAAGGTGATCGCCCACGTGGCGGGGTCGCGCCGCTCCCGCAGAGCGGGGTTCTCCCACGTGCCCTTGACCTCGGAATCCCCGCTGTCGCGGGTGATGGTCAAGCCCTCCTCACGGGAGGTGTGGCCGATGATCGACCAGGGATCGAGCGGGTTACGCGGGTCCGGTGGGGCAGCCTGCCCGGAGGCGGCGAGGTACACCCGGCCGGTACCGGGGATGAGGACTGCGTTGTCGTTGAGCGCCAAGTGCGGGTCTCCACAAGGGTGTGGCGACCCGCGTCAGCGACCATGCCCCCTCCCGCAAGTCGCCTCGCGAACAGGGGAAGTACGGCCGCTGGTTAGGCTCGTGGGGGACGAACGCCCAGTGCGTATGTCCCGGTGTAGTGGTGGATCTCGGCGGGCTGCCCGGTCAGACGCAGCGCACGCGGGTAGGACACCGTGCGGAACGAGGCCAGGTGTCCGAACGGCGTGACGACCTGGTCGGCCCAGGCGGTGTAGAGCGCGGTCCGCACGGCCTCGGCCAGGTCCGCGCCGTGCCGCTTGGGGCCACGGGTGTAGGACTCGACGTCCACCAGGGGCAGGCCCAGATGCGCCGGGAGCGGTTCGTCTCCGCCGACCACGTCGGCGAACACGTAGGGCATGCGGCGCAAGGGGTCCGATAGTTCGGTCTCGACGGTGACGGTGGTCGGGAGCGCGGCGCGCAGCAGGTGCAGGACCAGGCCGTCGACATAGGGCAAAAGTCGGGTAATCTTCTACCCCCAAAGCGGTCGTCAGGATATCCCGTCGATGCGCAGGAGGCGATACCCCGCACTCATCATCGCGTGGACCTCACGAGCGGTTATGGGGATCGAAGCTTCATCGTGTCGCCGGACGATGGAAAAGAACGAGCCTTCCACCTTGCCGTCCACAACAGCGCCGTGCACAAGGAATGGCCTGTCCTGGTCTCTTTGTAGTGGAATGGTGATGACCACAATGCAACGCTCAGGGTCGACTTGCTTCTGCGCTACTTGCAAACCCCGAACTGGAGGGTATATGCGAGCGTCGAGAATCGCGCGATATCGTTGTGGCGAGTTGACTTTCGGATCAACGGGCGTCAGCTTCTCGGCGGTATCAACGCCGTTGAGCCGTTCGGTTCGGACACCTATGATCAAGAGGGCCGAGTGCTCGGCGTTAGCGAATCGGGCCACGTCTTGCGCCATCTCGATACGTCCCGCTTCGCTGCTCAAGTCGGCCCGCATCTTGAACTCTAGACAGTGGTTCTCGGCTAGTCCGATCAGATAGTCAAGATTGTCCGCGTTGAGATGGTGAGTGATCTCGCTAATCCGGGGAGCGTCATACCCGCCGTCGCCGGGGATTGATATGAGGCTGATGGCCCGTTTCAAGCACGCAGCCAACTCCCCGACGGTCGAGCCCAAGTGACCCAATTCTATTCGATACTCCCAGCAGGTGACCCCTAAATCATCCGACAACCTAATCATGTCAACGATTGCACTAAAAGGGGTGTAGGCCGTTTCGATCGTGCGAACCGCATGATCCTCAGAGAAGGGGATAGCGTACTCCGCGAAACCTTCCGACTCGACCATCCCGCCAGGCAAGAAGTCCACTAGTACAAATACCTGCTTCTCGCCCTTTAGTGGACTGAAAGCCAGGGAGTAGATCTCGTCGCATTGGGTGACGTGTCGAAAGAAATGAGTGAGACTGAGGCGGATCTTTTCCAGTGGGACGTTCTCGAAGTCTTCGAGGCAAACTGTGATAGTTGAAGGGTCGAGGTCATCCCAACCGTAAGCTTTCAAACGCTGATTGGACTTCGTCACTGCGGCGGTAAGCCACTCGTAGTCTCCGGCCATCTCTCCCCGCTTCGCGCATACTCAGTGACCTCCTGTGTAGCACTGGGTCACCTCTTATAGGTCGGCGGCGTCGCGTAGCACCCGCAGGCCCTGAACCGGGGTGCCGTCCGGGGCGAGGTGACCGTACTCGATGGACAGCGCGCCCTCGTCCACGAGTGACACGGTGGTGTCGGTGCGGCCCCGGGTGACCTCGATGTCGGCGGTGCCGGTGCGGCGGTGCGCGGCCAGGGTGGCGCGGGCGCGGTCGGCGATCTGGTCGGCCGCGTCGCGCACGGCGGCGCGGACCTCGGGCAGGTGCGCGACGATGTCGTCGGCGCGGCGGTCGACCTCAGCCACGGTTCACCCCCCGGGCGCGGATGACGATGGTGGTGTGGCGGGTGGCGGGGCTGTCGCCGCGTTGCTCGGGTTCGCCGATCACGTCCCAGGTGCGCCCATCCCACTCGACCCGGTCCCAGGGACCGGCGGGTGCGTCGCGGGTGATGACCCGGGCCAGGGTGGCGACCTGTTGGCCGTTGACGACCAGGTCGGCGGAGCTGATCGGCTGGACCCGGGCGGTGACCTGGTGCCCGGTCGGCCCGGGTCGCCAGGCGTGGTTGCCGTCCTGGTCGGCCGCCCACATCGACGGGTAGATCACGACGTGGTCGGGGCCGTGGTCGAGCAGGCTCACCAGCGGCTCACCCCCAGCGGTCGGGCTCCGGGGGTGGGGCGAGCGCGGGGCGGATGGTGAACGCGCCGCCTCGGGGGTTGACGCCGAGGTCGCGCCAGTCGGTGTCGGGGATGGTGAGGTACCCGGCGGCGGCGCGGGTGTCGAGGGTGTAGGAGTAGTCCCCGGCGGTCTCGGAGGTGTAGCCGGAGGGGTTGCGCAGCACCCGAGCCACCGCGTTGGCCTCGATCATGACGACCAGGTCGCGGGCGATGCGGCCGGTGGCGACGCGGGCGTCCAGGTCGCGCAGGCGCGCGCGGATCATGGTCTCGGCGTCGCCGAGCAGCACGGCCGCCAGCTCCCGTTCGGGGTCGGTGAGCGGGCGGCCCAGCCGCTTGGCGACGTCCTCGGGGTCGGCGTAGGTCACTGCCCGCGGCCCCGGGTGCGCTTGGCGCGGGTGGTGGTGCGCCGCGCCGGAGTCGGGGGGGTGGTGGGTTCGCGGTACCCGGCGGCGATGAGTCGGGCGGCCAGCTCGTCGCGGACGTGGACGCGGGTGCCCACGGTGTTGATCAGCTCCATGGGTCAGCGTCCCTTGTGGTCGGTGTGCAGGGTTTCCAGCTCGGCGACGAATGCGGCCAGCTCGACGCGCGGGTCCAACTCGGCGGCGCGGCGGCGCGCGACCGCCGACACGACCGGCCAGGTGTCGGGGTCGAGCAGCGACCGGATGGTGCTGACCCAGGTGTCGGGGTCATCGCGGTCGGCGTAGGTGCCCGCGTAGGACAGGGATTCGAGCAGGCCGGGTGTGGGGTGGGCGATGGTGGGAATGCCGGAGTGCGCGGCCTCGACCGCGACCATGCCGAACGACTCGTAGATCGACGGCATGAGAAGCAGCCGGGTCCGGGACCACACCTCACCAGGCATGTCCGCTGTCTGCGGCTGGATCTCCACGTTCGGCACGCTGAGGTCGATGACCTGTGCGCCGTGCCCGCCGACGACACCGAGGAAGCCTACGTCGGGCATTCGGCGGGCCAGCTCGTAGAAGTGCGGACCGCCCTTGTCGCGGTTGAGGTTGACCAGGGTGACCCGGTCGCCGGGGGTGGTGGCGTGCTGCTCGCCCCACACCGGGGGGTGCACGACGATCGAGCGCAGCCCCCGGTGCCGGGTGGCGTAGTAGCGGCGAATCCAGTGGGTGTTGAACACGACCAGGTCCGGGCGCTTGTGGAGCCACAATGTGGTGTGGTGCATGTTGTTGTGCACCACGTGCACCACCGGCACCCCCAGGTCGCGCCCGAGCTTGGAGGCGTGCGGCGTTTCCTGGTGGTGGGTGATGAGCACGTCCGGGGCCAGCGAGGCCACCAGGCGGGGCACGATGCGCTCACCCGCGCCCGCCCGGTGCACCTCGACACCGTCCACTGTGTAGTGGTCCTCGCCCACGGGTTGGGACGTCACGACCACGTGGACTTGGTGCCCCGCGTCGATGAGGGCGCGGAGCATGGCGTGCATCATCGTTTCCGAGCCCGCGCGGTGTGCCGGGAGGTAGAAGTGGATGAGCGCGACCACACGCACGGGCGGCTCCCCTCAGCTTCCGGGCATCTCGTAGGCGGCGAAGGCGTTGACGTCGCCGATCGCCCAGGCGAACCAGCATTCGATGAGTAGGCCCACGAGGTTGCGCTGCCACAGCGACACGACCTCGCCGTCGATCATCAGCGTGGCCTCGGTGGACACGCGCAGCGTCATCTCCTCGGCGAATCCGTAGCGAACCTGGGTCCAGTCGCCGCCGTAGGCGCGCACGGAGGTGTCCGGGCTCGCGCCCACGCGCCCGGACACGGCGCGGGCGTAGGCAGCGGGCAGACCCAGCACGACGTCAAGCGGATCGGCCAGGTTCGCGGTGGTCTGGAGCAGGGGTCGGCCCTGCACATCGGTCGCGCCCATCAGACGCGGTCGCAGGCGCTTGTCCATGGCGAAGCCGGTGAAGTCGTCGCTGCTCTCGTCGTTGACGATCAGCTCGTACCCGGCGATGAAGTCCCCGGCGATGCCGCCTTCATCCCTGGGAGTGGAGCCCAGCACGACGCGGTTGGAGGTCTGGTCGATGTACTCCTTGTCGGGCACGCGCGTGCCGTCAATCGGGGACCGTCCGTGCAGGGTGAGCAGGTCCACGCCGCGCGCGACGGCGTCGGCCAGGTCGTCACTGAGGCGCGAGTACGTGCCGCCGACGTTGGCGCGGGCGAATGCCTCGCTGACCACGACAATGGTGGCGAGCTTGACCGGCTTGAACATCTTGAACTTGCCGCCGACGTTGCTGACGGGCTTCTCCTGGCCCTCACCGACGACGCCGACCTCCGGCTTCTGGGTGTTGACCGGCACTGCGATGCCGCCGATGGGAACCGGGACGTTGCCGCTGAGTCGGGCGATGACGGACTTGTCGGCCGCCTTCTCGAAGATCGGTCCGGTGACCTCGGGCGGTAGTACCTGCTCTGGCAGGTTGTCCAGAGTGGTGGGTGCGATGGTGACTCACTCCTAGTCGGTCTAGTGGAGGCGGTCCTGCACGAACGCGGCGAACGCGTCGGCGGGCGACGCGGCGGAGGTGGCGTTGTCCAGGCCCGCGCCCTGGGTCGGGTCGGGGCGGGTGCGGTCGGGGGCGGGAAGCCCGATCAGCTCGCGCAGTCGCGCGGCGTCGGCGGCGAGCTCGTCATCGGTGTCACCGACCAGGCGGGCGGCGAAGTCGGTGACGTGGTCGGCGGGGATGCCCACGGCGATGGCCGCGCGCAGCCGCGCCGCGTCGCGGTGCGCGGTGCCGAGCTGGCTGGTCAGCCGCTGCACCTCGGCGGACTGGTCCGCGTCGGCGGCCGTGGCGTCGCGGGTGGTCAGCGCCTGTTGCGCGGCGTTGCGTTCGCGGCGGTAGCGGGCTGCGTCGGTGCGGGCGCGCCGGATCTCGGTTCGGGCCCAGTCGGGCAGCTCGTCCAGCGAACCGGCGGGTGCCGGGGCCGCGGGCACGGTGTCGGGGGCGTTCTCGTCCGGGGTCGGGTCGACGGGGTCGGTGGGTTCGGTGGTGGTCACGGGGTGGCCCTCCTGGGGCGGGTCGGGGACACGCGGCCCGCCGGGGGCCTGCGCGTGCAGGGGGTTGGATCGGCTAGGGCGCGGTCGGGTCGGGAGTGCGCGCCACGGCGCGGCGGAACGCGATCAGCGCGTCGCGCCCGGACAGTCCTGCGGTGGAGTCGCGCCAGAGTCGTTGCGCGGCAAGGAAGGTGGCGCGGCCTTCCCAGTCGTCGGGGTTGGACACCGGCATGACCAGGCAGTCACACCGGTCGTGCCAGCGGGTCATGTCGCCGGAGCGGTACACCGGCCCGCGTGAGGCCAGCAGCCAGCAGAACGCACACGTTTCGCGCCCGGTGGGCACGCGCGCCCAGCGAAGGCGGTCGGTCTGCGCGGCGGTGACGATCACGTCGCGTCCGGCCTGCACGACGTGGCGGGCGACGGCTGCGGTGGTGTCGCTGATCGCGGCCCGGGTGCTGACCTGGTCGGCGATGCGGGTGCGGGCGGTGCGCGCGACCGCGTGTTCGAGCGCGTCGCGCCGGTAGGGGGGTGGGTCCAGCGGCGGGGCGGGTCGGGGCAGCGGTGGGCGCTGGTCGAGGTAGAAGCGGGCGGCCAACTCACCGGTTGCGCGTCGGCCCTGCACCACGACCGGGAACAGCACCCCCAACAGCAGCGACCAGCCGGAGGGGGTGACCGGTCGACCGGCCAGCCCGCGCAGCGCGGACACCGTGGCGGCCACCACCGGGGCGGTCGCGCGGTCCTGGGCGGCGCGGTACTCGGCGAGGTTCACCGGTCGTTCCTCGCCGGGGCCGCGGGCATCTCCAGGCCGGTGGGGCGACCGGCGCCCACGGTGTCCAGCAGCCGCGCCAACGGGTCGTCACCGGACGCGGCGGCGAGCTTGCGGCGCTGCTCGGCGCTGTAGCCCAGTTCCTCCCACGCGACCGCGACCGGCAGGATTCCGGCGGCGACCAGTTTGGCCACCGCGTCGGCCTTGGCCGCGTAGGTGGGGGTCGCCGGGTCGCGCCAGATGCTCTCCAGCCGGGCGGCGTGGGCGGGGATGGAACCGTCCACGATGAGCATCCCGAGCCGCATCGCCTCCTCCCACGCCGACCCGAACGCACGCGCGCGGCGCTCGGCTCGCTTCACCAGCCGGGTTTCGGCGGAGCGGATCGCGTCCGCCGATGGGGGGTTGTCGGTGGACAGGCCGAGGAAGTGCGGGGGCAGTCCCGCCAGGGCGGAGACGAGCCGCGCGTAGGCGTTGATGACCTCGACGAAGTTCCGCAGGTCGGCGGCGGCGAAGCTGCCGACCTTGGCGTCTTCGTTGCCCAGAGCCAGAATCCGGCCGATGTAGGCTTCCCACGCCGGGATCGGCTCGCCCGCTTCGTTGACGAAGTCCGCGCGCGTGGCTCCGAGTACGTAGCGTTGCGGAACGGCGAGAAGTTCTTGCGCGCCTTGCAGGTTGGTCATGGTGCGGCACGCGGCGTCGGTCAGGCCGATCACGTCGGCCATCTCGGATCGGCCGTCCCGGTCGCCGATGCGGGCGCGGTTGACGATCGGCACCACCGGCACCCGGCCGAGCTTGTGCGCGATCACGTCGACCGCCCGCCACCCGGTCCGGCTCCGTTCGTAGTAGACGGTCCGGTCGGGCAGGTACAGCGTCGCCGACAGCTCCCCGCCGCCGCCGCTGGTGTAGAGCCGCAGGGCGGAGCGCACGGCGCGGGTGCGCGGGTCGACGTCGGTGATCATGGAGCGTGCCGACTCCGGGGTGATGACCGGCGCGTCCGCGCCGTCGTCACCGGGGCCGACCGTGATGTACGCGCGTCCGGCGATGAGCGCTTCCAAGTGCGCCAGCCCGGACTCGTCATCGAGGTTGTTGCTCTGCCACCACGACCAGAGTCGTTCGTCGGTCTCGGCCGCGCCCGCGAGCCGGAAGCCCTCCAGGTCCAGGCGTTCGGCCAACGAGTCGACCACCAGCCTCGGCCAGTTGACCACCACTTGCAGACGGCGCATCTCCGGGGGAAGGCCCAGCCCGAGCGCGGCGAGCCGCTGCGCGCCGTCGTAGTAGGTGTCCATCCGCCGCGTGCGCGACGTGGTCGCGGCAAGGCGTTGGCGCAAGTGGTGCAGGACGGAGAGATCGTCGGTGGCAGATGGCACGGCGCACCTCCGCCCCGAGGGTCAGCGGAGGACGACCACGCGGCGGTCGCGCTTGCGGTGGCGGCGCTTGTACTTGTCCGACGCCAGCACCAGACGACGGACCATGCGTGCCCCGATGAGGCAGACGGCGGCATCGATCTTGTGCGGGCTGTCGCGGGTGGGCTTGGCGATGCTGGTTCCGTACCGGTTGGGTGCGCGACGCGCGTTGAGCACGTGGCGGCGCAATCGCAGGTCGTCGGAGTGCTGTAGCTGCCCAGCGCGGAAGTCGGCGCGGGCGCGTTCGACGGCGGCGGTGAACTCCGCGACCCTCACGCGCATGTCGAAGGCGACGCTGTGGCGGTGGCGGCCGGTGGTGGCCTCCACCAGGAGGCCGTCACCGAACTCCAGCGCCCACGCGTCCACATAGCTCTCGAACTCGCGCACATCGGCAAAGAACCCCAGCACGTCGAACCGCTCGAACGCGCGACGCACCGACAGGTCGGCATCGGCCTTGTCCACCCGCCACCGCTTGCCCTCGGGGCCCGGCGGGCGCTCTTGCAGGTGCAGCAGCTCGGGGCGGCCGTCGTCCATGGCCACCGCGACCAGGCCGGTCGCGTCGTCGCCGGAGGAGCCGTCGAAGAACAACACGACCTCCTCACCCTCCGCCAACGGCGGCAGGTCCGGCGCGGCATTGGCGTCCCACTCGGAGACGGTCATCCACGCCGTAGCCGACGCCGTGCGCCGGTTGAAGAAGTAGCGCATGGCGTCGCTCGGGTCTTTGGTGAGGTCCCAGAACTCGTCCCGCACGATCCCGGGCAGGTCCATCCACGACGCCGCGGGGCCGTAGACCTCGGTCAGGGCGGCGACCAATGCGTCCATATCGGACAGGTCGACCCCGGCGGGCGCCTCGCGGTGGTCCCACAGCAGCCGGGCGGCGCGGGTGCGGCCCTCGCGGATGGCCTGGGCCTGGCGGTCGACCGCCTCCAGGACGGAGTCCTCGCCGGGCTGATACATCGTGGAGGTCAGCAGCGCCCACGGTTCGGCCTGCTTGCGCTTGCGCAGGTTGCGGTCCACCGTCCGGAACATCCGCCGCAGTTCGGGCGTGGTGTACAGGTGCGGCTCGTCGTAGATCGCCAGGCTTTCCTTGCCGCCGTCCTTGGATGACGAGCTGGCCGTCGACGGGACGATCTCGCCGCCATCGGGCAGCGTGACGCGGGTCAACCCGACCGCGTCGCGGGTCAGGTCCTCGCCCAGCGGCCCGTGTTCGAGGTTGTGGTGGATGACGTCGTAGGTGTTGCCCGTCTGGGACTCTTCGGTGGCCAGGCAACGGATGTAGGGGTAGGTGATCTCCCGGCCCATGGGTTCGCCGGGTGCGTAGTGGTAGACGAAGTCGCGCCACCGGTAGGTCTCGTCGCCGCGCGCCCACCCGGCGAAGCGTGCCGGGCCGCGTGCCTCGAACAGGCCGATGAACCCCGCAAGCTCGGACTTCGCGCGGCCCTTGGGGCGCACCAGCGCCGCGCGGGAGTACAGCCGTCGCCCGTCGCGGTCGAGCGCGTAGGCGTCGACCAGGAACCCGGCGAACTCGTCGTCCAGCTCGACCGGGTCGCCCTGGATGTCACCGGGGCCGTGCACGCACCAGTGCTCGATCCACGCGGAGGCGAGCCACCCCAGCGACCGGTCCCGGTCGTGTCCGGGCGCGTGGACCAGCTCACGGGGCATCGTCGCCCGCCAACCGTCGGCGGCGCTCGTCCAGCCGCGTCACGGCCGCCGGGGCCTGTGCGGCCACCTGGTCCCCGTCCTGTGGGTCGGCGTAGCGGATGCGCAGCTTCAACCGGTCCTCATGGGTCAAGCCGAGCTTGGCCGACCGCAGCCGCAGCTCGGCGGCGACCGAGGGCTGATCACGCCAGAACGCCTCGACCAACACGGCGGTCTCCAGCGCGAAACGCCAGTCCGTGTCCGTCCATAGACGACAGTGCGGCATCGCCCGCACCGCCTCCCACCACGCGCGGGTCTCCCGGTGCCAGCGCTGCCGCCCGCCCTTCGCGGGCAGCTCCGGCGAGTGGCCTTCGTAGGCGGCGTTCTCGACGGTGGTCCAGTCGTAGGCGCGGGGGTTGCGGTTGCGGGGGTTCGCCGAGGGCGTGCGCCCGGACAACGGCACAGGCACCCCCCGTCAACAGCGACGGACACGCGGTGACACCCGGGCTCGACTAGAACATGCGTTCGAGGTCGGGTTAGGGTGCGGGCATGTTCGACGACCGCCCGCCGGACGGGCCTGTCCACTATCGACACACCAACGCCGGAGAGCGGATCGGGGTGATTCCGGCGACCTGCAAGGCAGGTGCTCACTCGTTGGCGCGAGTCGGCTACATCGCGCAGGCCAGCGAGGCGGAGGGGGTGGTGCGGATCTCCTGCCGGGCCTGCAACGAAGACGTGGACGTGGACCACTTCTGGGTGCTGGCGCTGTCGGGTGCGCCGCCGTACTCGGTGGAGCTCGATGACGAGCCGTACCGGGCGATGGTGCCGCTGATGGTGGACGCGCGCGGGCGGGGCCTGCCGCCGGAGCGGTGGCCACGCGCGACCTAGCGGTGCAGGGCGTCCGGGTGGGTCTGCACCGTGCCGCCGCCGAGCTGGGGCAGCTCGGGCTTCGCCAGGGGCGGGCGCGACCAGGACGGCTCCCACGTGGCGCGAGCCTCGTCCTGGGGGACCTCGACGCGGCGACCGGCCGCGAGGTCGTCCAGGACACGCAGGATGAGCCGGACGCCAAGCGGGGCCAGGTGCTCGCGCCACAAGGTCGTGGCCGTGGCCCCAGGCGGAACGAGGACGTGCTCCTGCGCGGCCAGCGGTCCGGCGTCGGTGTGCTCGGTGAGGTGGTAGACGCTGCCGCCGGTGACCCGGTCGCGGTCGCGGATGGTCCAGCGCACCGCGTCGCGGCCTCGGTGCAGCGGTAGCAGGCTGGGGTGGTAGCCGATCGCGGCGACGCGAGCGCGGGCGCGGGTGGCTCGTCCGATGAACGCGTGCGAGTGGGCGGCCACCAGGACGTCCACGTCGTCGGGGACGTGGTGGGCTCGCAGCTGCACCGCGTCGACCCAGGGCAGACGGCGCGGGTAGGCCCAGGCGCGCAGCCGGTCCCAGTGCGTCGGGTCGCCGTCGCCGTCGTCGGGCCGGTTCCGGCGGGTGGCAGGGGTGGCGACCCCGGTGAGGGTGTGCCCGCGGTCGGTGACCGCCTCGGCGACGGCGAGCGCGAATCCGCCCTGTCCGGACAGGAACAGCCGCACGACCCCACCTCCTCAGCCGTAGTAGCGGAACCCCTGCACCGGGCGGAAGTGCCCGCCGTAGCCGGTGCGGGGCAACGATTTCTCACGGTCGGGAAAGTACTTCTCGCTTCTGCCGGTCTTGTGGCCGGTGAGGCGGGCGGTGATCTGCCGCCACCGCTCGTCGCGACGCAACGCCGCCGCCAGGTGCGGGTGGGTGGTGTGGAACAGGGTCGTCATCCGGCGACTGTCGAGGACACCGTTGCCAGTGCGCTGCAGCTCGGCCACGTGGTTGAGGAACCGCGTGCCCACGCCCGCGCCCTGCCACTCGGGCATGACGACCAGGCGGCTCGCGCGCGCCTCGACCGACACCACGCGCTCGGCGCGCGGGCCGGTGGTCAGGGACTTGGTGGTCATGCCTACGTGGGCGACCGGGTCACCGTCCACAAAGCCCACATACGCGCTGGCGGCGACCATCTTGGGCAGGGTCAGATAGTGATGTGCCCGGAAAAGCGGCCATAGGTTCCAGCCGCCGTGCCTGACCTCCACGTCGATCCTCGGGCGCCGGAATTGAACCGACCCCCTGGTGAACGTGGAAGCGGCCGTGTCGTAGACCCAGTCCGGTTCCAACCAGTCGAGCACGTCGTAGTGACACGTCAGCAGCACGGCTTGTCCGGTGCTGCGCCGCCACGCCTTGGCGAACGCGCCCGCGCCGACCTTCGCGATCTGCCGATCGATCACGGAGCTGAACTCATCGACTACCACACGGGCAGGCTGCTCGGCGATGATCCGCGCCAAGTCCGCCCGGAACCGTTGCCCTGTCGACAACACCGGGTACGGGCGTAGCCACACTGGGACGTCGCCGAGACCGGCCGCGCTCAGCGCGGCGGTGGCGGCCTCGAAGTCGCCGTCGGGGGCGATGGCGTCGATGATCGGCGCGTCGGCGGGCCAGTCGTCCCCGGTGTAGAAGGCGGTGCCGTCCCAGAGTGCACGGCCGATGCTGGACTTGCCGGACCCGGACGGTCCGACCACGACCCCGATCCGCCACGCGTCGTCCTCGATCGGGAGATCGACGTCCAGCTCGAAGCGGGTCGCAGCGGCGTCGGTGGCGTTGAACAGGCCGCGCACCTTGGCGGCCCGGAACGACTCGGCCACGGGCACCTGGTGGCGCACGCTGATCCGCATCAGACGCTCACCACCCGGCACCGCAACCCCATCGCCCGCAGGCGGGTGTAGACCTGCTCCTGGTGGCGGGTGTCGCGGCAGACGACCACGACTCCGTGCTTCTCCCGGTACTGGTCGTGCTCGGGCTTGGCCAGCACGTCGGCCGACCCGGGCACTTGGCGGTCAGGCACGGGCGTTCACCTCCAGTCGCGGCGGGTAGGGGCGGGCGCGGGCGCGGAGCTGGCGGCGCATCGCCTTGTCCAACGGGTAGAGGTACCGGTGTTTAAGCGTGGGCGTCTTGATCGCCCGCACCTGCGGGTCGATGGTGCGGCGCACGAACGCCTCGGCGGTCTCGTCCGGGTCCCGGGCTGCTGCGAGGTGGCGCAGGCTGCGGCCGTGGATCTCGCGGCCGTGGACGATGTAGGACAGGGTTTGCGGGTCGGTCGTGCCCGAATAGATCCAGTTCCCGGCCTGGTAGATGCCGCCGTGGTGGCCCTGGGTGGTGTCGGCGAAGGACACCACCAGCCGCAGTCCCGGCGAGGCGGCGCGAAGCTGGCGCAGTGTCGCGGCGATCATCTGGGTGACCGGGGCGGCGTGGTCGGTGAGCGCGACGCGCACCAGCTCGGCCACCTGCACCTGGTCCAGGCCGTAGGGGCGGCCCAGGTGGTTGGAAGCGCCACGGCCGTAGACGATCGCACCGACGAACCGCCCGTGTTCCCAGACGCCGAAGCAGGCGAGCTTGCCCCGTGGAGTTCGGGCGCTGTAGTGCCAGCGGATGATCGCGTGGTTGGCGGCGGCCCGGGTGCAGGGGGCGACCAGTAGCGGGACGGCCGGGTCAGCGGGCGGTGCGTCGGCGGTGGGTGGCGGGGGAGAGCTGGTCGAGCCGGGGCAGGGTCGCCGCGGGCTGGGGGGTGAAGTCGATATCGCCGGACACCTCCCTCGGTGGGGCGGGTGCGCGTGCTGGCGGCGTGGCGGTGGCCATGCGTTCTCCCTGGTGAGCGCGGGTGTGGTGGGGTGTTGACGCCGGGTTGGGCGGTCGTGGCGTTTCGTACGGACCGCGAGTCGCTATGACCAACCGGTGCGCGGCGGTGGCGGGGGCGGGGGGTAGCCCCCTGGGGTGTGGCGCACGGGCGGGGCCGCCCCGGGCCGACGTGTCGACTACTCGTGTGCGTGGTCGGGTCGATCTGTCGGCCGGGGCAGCTCACCCGGGTGGCGCTCCGGCGGGCGGAGCCGGGAGCGGCGGGCAGCGGCGGCGCGTCCGCCTTCGCTGGCGCTCTTGGCTGCGTGGCAGCCGGAGCACACGCCTTGGAGGTTGTTCAGGCCGTGGTCGTCGCCTGGTGCGATGTGGTCGACCTGGGTGGAGGGCCACAGGCCGCACAGGCGGCACACCGGGTCACGAGCCAGCACCAGTGCGCGGCGGCGCGGCCAGTCCCGAGGCAGACGCGCGCGGCGATCGCTGCCTGCCCATCCGGTACCCACGCGCCCCCGTCCGGTGGCGCGTGAACGCGTCCGTCAGCGGGGCGGTGTGTTGCGGATGGGCCGGGCTGCCACTCAGCACACCGACCGGGGACGAGGACTACGACGGTCAGTGATGCGGGGTGTCGGCAACGGGGAGAGCGTCACCCGTTCGGGGTAGAGTCCACCACTGTGGATCACTCTACGTTCGCCGCTGGTCAGGCGCAACCGACTATCGGGATTCGCCGGTTAGCCGCGTGACGTGGATGTGGGCGGTCGAGTAGGCGATGCCCAGGGTGCGCGCGATCTCGGCGACGTTGACCCGTTCGCCGTTGGCCTGTGCGGCGTGCACCAGCTCGGCGATGGCGGGGCCGATCTCCGTGCGCGGGACGCGGTCGCCGCTGCCGGGCGGTCGGCCGCCGCGGGCTGCTTTCGCGCGGGCGGCTCGCTCGCGTTTGCACTGCTTGACGGTGGCGCGGTACCAGTGTTCGGCCCCGCACACGATCTCATCGGCCGGGGGTACCAGCGGCGTGTCTTCGCGGGCCTGGGTGCGAGCGGTGCGCTGGTACTTGCTCCAGGTGTCGGGGGTGACTCCGGCCAGTTCGGCGGCCTCCCCGCGATCCAGCAGGTCCCGATCGTCCCGCCGCGTGGGCAGGGCCGGGATGGGCTCGCCGTTGGCGTAGGCCCTGGCCTGGGCCTCGTCCCACAGGCGGGGGCGGCCGGACACCGGCCGTCCCCGGGTGATCGGCCGGGGGTGGTCGGGGTCGTTCCACGGCCGTCGCTTGTGCGCGGCGGCGGGCGACAGACCGTGCATGGCGGCGATGGCGTCGCTGTCGACGGCGGTGCGTCCGGCGTGGATCACGGTCGATCGGCTCCCTTCCTGTGCGCGTGGTCGGTGTCATTGTGGCCGCTGCCCCGGCTCCACGCGGGAGCCGGGGCAGCGGTTACGGTCGTCAGGCCCCGGTGGTGAGGTTGACCATGACGTTGGTGACGCGGTGCGGCGGGACGCCGGTCGCCCTGATCTGCTCGGCGATCTGCGAACCGAGCTGGTAGTACGCGACGTCGGTGAGCAGTTCGTCCACCCACTCCCGCAAACGCTCCGGCATCGGCACCGGCCGCAGGTCGATGCTCAGGCCGGTGATCACGCACGCGCCGTGAATGGTGAGGTCGGACATGTTGTTGCGCCTCAACCGCTGGACGCGGGCGAGGTCCCGGTCGCTCACGGCGTAGTTGCCCGCGATGACGTCCTTGACCAGGCGCGTGATCGCCAGCGTCGCGGGCGGGTTGATTTCGGTACGCGGTGCGGCGAACCCGCCCCGCCAGAAGCCCACGCCTTGCACCAGGTCCATCGGGGTGATCTGCCGCTCACCCAGGATCTTGGCGATCCTCTCCGTTGCCGTCTCGGCGGTCAAGGCCACGTGGCCCAGCTCGCCATCATGACGGATGACCAGCGCCGAGAACCGCCCGCCGTCCATGTCCGAGCCCTCCGGGCGCTCCGCCGACCAGCTCGCCGCGTCGGGCGCGTCGCCCTCGGGCTGCTGGTCGACGAGCTCGGCGGCCTGGGCCAGCAGGTTCGCCATGGCGGCGAAGAGTTCGTTACTCACAGGTGTTCCTTTCCATTGTTTCGCAACGGGTTGCGGTGTCGGGGCGGGGTCCCATCCCGTCCCCCGAACAGTGATAACTCTATCCGGTTCACAGGGAAGATGGAAGGTGATCCACGACGCTCGGATGAGCGCGCCCCCCAGGGGCACCCCGGCTTGCGGGCCGGGGTGCCGGTTCGGTCAGTCGGAGTGGACGACCACGTCGGTCACGTTGTCGACCGCCACGTCCTTGCGGGCGAGTGTGTCCGCGATGTGTTGCGCCAGAACGATTCGGCGCAGGTCGGGAGCGAAGCGCTCCCACCACGACCAGAACCGGTCGGGCAGCGGAACCACCTCGTCCGCCTCGTTCATCCCGGTGATCAGGCAGGACCCGTAGAAGACGGGACTCGCTACCTGGTTCATCGACGCGGCTGCTCGTTCGAGCAGGCCGGCCTCGTAGCGCCCGGTGGCGACGGCCCGTACCAGCTCGACGCAGATCGCGCCGGCGACCGGGTTGAGGTCCCACCGCTGGTAGGACTGCTGGCCGGTCCAGAACGCGACCCCGGACACGGGCTGCCAGTGGTGCGCCTTGGGGTAGGCCAAGTGCGTACCGATGAAGCGGGCGGCGTCGCCCTGCTCCACCGTGAAGGGGTAGATGGTGTCGAAGGTGACGTTGATGGTGTCGACCATGCCGGGCGACAGCTCGATCCTGTGCAGCTTGGGTGCCGGGTGGTGCGGCCGGATTCGGGTTTCCATAGTGGACTCGTTCCTTCTGCCTGTTCGCAACGGTGGTGTCGGCGGCGGGGTTCCATCCCGGTTCCCCCGACACCAAGAACTATATCCGGAATATGGTGATCGTGGAAGGTGATTCACGACGCCCCGGAGGCGGGTCCCGCTCGTGTGAGCGGGACCCGCGCCGGTCAGTCGGTCACTATCCGGACGCCGACGACACGGTCGAGGCGGTGCCCGCTCTCACGGATCAGCAGCGCCAGTTCGCGGCCCAGTTCGGTGACGCGGGGGTCACTATCGCGGGTGTACCAGGTCCAGAACTCACGGGACAGCGGTCGGAACATCGGCCGGGGGTCGGTGTAGTCGCGCTCGCCTTCCGGGATCAGGCCGTCGACAACGCACGTGCCGTAGACCCGGCGGGCCTCCGGGTCGCCGTCGAGCAGTTCGGCGGCGTGGCGGCGCTCCCACGCGTTCCTGCCCGGCAGGTAGCGGCCCGCCTTGATGCTGCGCAGGAACGCGTCCAACAGGTTGGTCGCGGGTCGGTTCAGCGGCGCGGTGTCGACGTCGGCGTCCCGGTCGACCCAGAACGCGACCCCGGCCAGGTCCCAACCGGTCATGGCGGACGTGGCGGTCAGCAGGACGGGCAGCCCGCGGCGGTCGGCGTGGATGTCGATCGTGGTCGGGCCGCCCGGGGTGACCAGCAGCGCCCGGCACCGCTGGATTCGGGCGCGGCGGTGACGCCCGGGGTGAGTGTTGTTCGTGGACATTGTTCCTCCTGTGTCGCAACGGGTTCGTGTCCGGTGGCGGGGTTCCATCCCGTCCCCTGACACCAATAACTCTATCCGGATTGTAGGGATTGCGGAAGGTGATCCACGACGCCAAGGCGGGGCGCCCCGGTCGGGACCGGGGCGCCCGGCGGCTACTTGCCGACCCTCTTGCGGTCGGTGGTGTTGACCTTGCCCTGGTTGGTGTCGGCCGCGCGTCCGGCGCGGACACCGGCCGCGTGTCCGGCGGCGGTGGTCTTGCTGCCGCGCCCCTTGACGGTCTTGGGGAAGCGGCGGGCGAACTCGGCGGAGATCCGGTCAGCGTCGCGGACCAGGACCAACGCCTTGGGGCTGTTCTTGACCTCCTCGGCCAGGTCGGTGCGGGTGGCGCGGATCTTCTCCGCCGCGCCCTGGCCGTAGCCCTTGAGGTAGGAGCGGAAGTAGTCGCGCCGGATGATGTTCCGGTTCGCCGTGGTGAGGTGGCTGGTGTCCATCTGGGACATGTGCAGAGGTGTTGCCAGGCGGGCGGAGTTCTCCGCCTGCGCCATGATCCAGGGCAGGAGGGTCTTCAACGTGTCGATCATCGAGGCGGTGCCGATCGCGATCACCAGCCGGTCGTTGGTGGTCATGTCGTCGCCCTTGGTGACGGCCATGCAGCCCACCGCCTCGGCGACGAACCAGTGGAGCGAGGTGCGCGCCTTGCCGTGGCAGCCCTGACCGCTCACGGTGAACGTGTAGGTGGAGACAGGCTCGGGCTTCTGCCCCTTCTCCGCTCGCAGCGTGGCGGCGTCCAGGCTGTAGCGGGCCAGCAGTTCGGCCGCCTTGGCGGCGAACGCCTGCGCCTCCTCCGGGGTGACGCCCTTGTCCTCCGCCTGTGCCAGCAGCGCGGCGACCTTGCGCTTGATGGCGGCCTTGTCGGCCGTCGCGGGCTTGGCCTCTGCGGTCTTGTCCTTGGCGGTCTTGCGAGTGGTGGCCATGGTAGTCCTTTCACTGCTGTGCAACGGGTTTGTCGTTCGAGGCGGGGTTCCATCCCGTTCCCTCACAACAAGAACTATATCCGGACTACAGGGGGTGGAGCTAGCGATCGTGATCCACGACGCCACTTCCGGGAGGGTGAGGCGGGAGCGCAGGGCTCCCGCCTCGGGTGGATCAGTCCTCCGGGTCGAGGTAGAGCAGTCGGGCGACGACTTCCACGCGGCGTCCGCCGTCGGTCAGGTAGCCGGGCATCGTGAACTGTCCCAACTGGACTTTGAAGTCGGAGTACAGCTCGTGGAACATGTCCCGCGCCAGCAGGGCGCGCCGCTCCAGGCCGGGGCAGGGGCCGACGTCGGCGGGCACCAGAGTGCAGATACCGCCGCAGTAGCACCGGTCGTCACTGAACAGGGCGTGAATGAAGGGGGTGGAGACGCTACCGGCGGCGGCGCGCTCGGGTGTCGTCCCGCCGTGTCGCCAGTGATACAGCGCCCACACGGTCACCTCCCTGAATTTGCCGATCTGAACGGGAATCGGAAAGTTCATCGTGTCCATTTCCTTGATTCGCAACGGGTTTCCTTTCGCGAGGAGTGGGGTTCCATCCCGTCCCCCTCACAGCAATAACTCTATCCGTACTTGGGGGAGTGGAGCTAGCGATCGTGATCCACGACGCCACCTGGCGACACAGAGACGTGCTCGCCTACACTGGGCGTGTCCTTTCTGTGGGTCTTCGTCGCCGAGTGCGACGGGGACCGCGTGCAACGGGGACAGCGGGGCCGGTGGTTCCAACCGCTTTCGGGCGGTCACCGGCCCCGCAACTCGTCACACGGGCGCCGCCGGGGCGTGTCTGCGCCGCCAGGAGGCGAGCGCGTCCGCGCGGGCGAACTCCGGCCTTCTCCTGCTGCCGTGGTTGGGCCACTGGTCCTCATGTCGCCAACGGCGCAGCGTGCCGGTCGGGGTGGCCAGCCACACCGATAGCGACGCGAAATCCGACACCGGGGTGCCCAGCTCGCCGCCGAGGTCGTCCCAGCGTTCGCGTGGCCAGCTCGCCCGGCACCGGGGACACCTGATCCGCTCCACCGACAGCCGCGCCCGCAGTGGCGCGCCGCAGACGGCGGGGCGGCCGGTGTCCGGGTCGGTGACCCGGGCCGGGCAGGGACCGACGGGGATGGTGCGCTCCTGCACCCCCAGCGCGGTGCGGAGCTGGTGCGCCAGCTCGGTGACCTCCTGGCCCAGGTCCCCGATCCAGTACTGGCGGGTGGCCCAGTCCAGCCAGCGGACCAGGACGGCGACTTCCCCGGACACGGTGGCCGCCCCGGTGCGCGGGTCCTGGCCGGTGTCCTGGCGGACGTTGTCGGCCCAGCTCGACAGCACCGCCAGCACCGAGTGCGGGTCGCCGTCGTCCACCGCGTGCGTGCGCGGGTCGGTGAGCACGATCACGCTGTCGCGGGCCGGGGAGCGGGAGCCGTGGCCCGGCGCGCCGCGCGCGGCCGACCCGCCGCTGCCTGGGACCACGGCGTCGTCGACCAGGGCGTAGAGCTCGACCAACTCCCCGAGCATGGCGCGGAGGCGGTCGGCGCACGGGTCGCACGTGCGGTAGCCGTGCTGCGCGGGGAACGGTTCCCCGTCGCCCGCGACGCAGCCCAGCAGGCACGGGGTCGTGGCGTAGATGTCCAGTTCGGCGGCGGCGCTCACCGGGTCACCTCCTGGTGCCGGTCGGCGGTGGCCTCGGCCGCGTCGCGCCGGGATCGGTGCACGCCGGTAGCGCTGTCGCGCCGGTCGCGTCGGCCACCCTGTACGCACATCACCCCGGCGGGAACCCCGCAGTCGGGCTCGGGGCACGGCACCGCCAACGCCGCTTGCTGTTCGGGCAGCCGGGTCCACCCGGTCTCGGCGTAGACGGCGGCCATGCCGCGCCGCGCGGCGGCGGCACTGCGGGCCGCGTCGGCGGCCGGATCGCGGGCGAGGCGGTGCCGCCGGGTCTCGGTGCGGTGGCGCGCGTCGCGGATGCGGCCGATGATCTGCGCGGGCGTGACGCTGTCCGGGCTGGTCCGGGAGTGCGCCAGGATCGCGGCTTGGCACTCCGCCGCGCTGTAGCCGGTGAGCTGGTCGCGCCACCACCGCAGCTCGGTGTCGCTGGGCGTGCGGGACCGGAACGCGGCCATCATCGCCAACAGCCCGGAGACCTCGACGCGGGACATGGGCGGCGCGGCCTGCCTGGTGGGATCGGTGGTCATGCCGCGACCCCCAGCGACAGCAACGCGGCCACGGCAGTGTCGTCGTCGGCGGTGCGCAGGATGCGGCCCAGCTCGCTGTCGTCCTGGTCCTCGTGCGCAACCCGGCGCGCCAGCTCCAGCGCGGCGAGCAGCGGGGCAGTGCCCGCGGCCCCGGGTGGCGCGGCGGTGCGCATCGCCTCGCCGACCAGCTCCGGGAGCAGACCCGCCCCGACACGGCGCTGCGACCAGCGCCGCAGGCCCGCCCCGACGCGATCGGGCCCGATCCCCTCGGCCAGCAGCGCGGCGGCCTCGGTGTTGAGTCGGGCGGTGACCCGGCGTGGCTGCGCCGGGACGTGCTCGGCGACCAGTCGTTCGGCCAGTTGGCGGTCCGGTCGCGTCGCGCGCGTGCGCCCAGAAGCAGAGCGAGAGGTGAGACGGGAGGTCTCCCCCTTCCCCCCACCCCCTACCCCCAGAGGGCGCGCGGAACCCTTCCCGGAAGGGTTGCCCGCAGGGTCCCCGGTGTCGGTCGCGTCCTGGTCGACCTGGTCGTGCGCGGCGGCCGATTCGGCGGTCTGCGGCGGGCGGCGTCGGGCGGGCTTGATCTCGACCGGCGGCGCGCTGTCCCCGCGTTCCAGGGAGTCCGCCACGATCGGCGGCAGCGACCCGCAGACCTCCACCGGCAGACGACGCAGCTCGACCGCCAGCGCGGCCCGCAGGATCGGCGACTCGATCGCATACGCCTGCCGCAACGCGGCGGCGAGCACCTGCGGCTGCTTGGCGATGCCGTCGTTGCGGATCAGAGTCCGGATCAACACCTCTTCCGTGTCGTGGTCGATGACGATCATGCGCGCGGCGGCCAGCTCCGACAGCGCCGCCCGGATCTCGCTCACGTCGTGGTCGGGATGAGCGCGTGCCCACCGCTTGGCGGCCAGGTCGAGCAGCCCGGCATAGGTCAACTTCTTCTGTGACAGGAGATGGATGTACAGCAGCTTCGCCAGTGTCGACAGTGGACGGAAGTCGTCGTCGTCCCAGATATCGCACTGGATGCGGGCGTGATCACGCGCCACGTGCGGAACTCCTCAAACGGTTGGTGTGCGCCCGCAGACCCAGACGGCAGCGGATGCGATGGGCGGTGTAGGTCGACATCCGCGCGCGCCCGGCGATCTCGGTGTCGGTCAGTCCACGGGCGTGCAGCCACGCCACGACCAGCCCGCGGGCCGTCGTGGTCAGTTCCTCGGCGACCAGCTCCCCGCCCAGACAGCGGCGGGCCTGCTCGGCATCGGCGTGGCTGCGTGCCGAAATCACGTCCCGGTGGGGCTGTCCGGCCCCACCTCACCCAGCCGCGCCAACGGCAGCGGCGGGTCCTCCCCAGGTATCGAAAGTCGGTAGACCGGTTGCGGCTTGCCGCCGTTGCCCCCGGCCCGGTCGGTCGACCGCACCCACCGGCCGGTCGTGACCAGCAGCCCGGCCGCGCTGAGGCGTTGCACGGTCGCGCCGATCACCTGCGGCCGAATCCAGGTCGGCAGCAGCGCCCGCCACCGGTTGGCGGTGGTCTCCCGCCACGGGTCCCCCAACGCGTCGCACACGATGACCGTGACGACCGCCTCGACGTGGTCGGTGTTGCGCGGGTCGAGTACCAGCAGCGCCGCCACGGCCGCGACCGGATCACCCGCCGCCGGGGTCAGCGCGACCGCCCGCCGCGCGATCTCGCCCGCCAGCTCCCGCACGCCGCGCTCCCGCGTTGCGGCGGTCGCGTTCACCGGTCGAGCACCAGGAAACGGCGCACTTCGGCAATGTCGAGCACTTCCGGCACGATGTGCGGATACTTCTCCTTCAACAGCTTCTGAGACACCCCGACCCGCAGTGTTTTCCGCCAGGACACCACGGGCACGCCGCTCACGGTCCCGATCTCCCCGTCCCCCATCACGGCCTTGATCACCCGTTGCAGGGACCGCTGCCGCGCAGCGAGCTTGTCCAGACGCGGCACAAGGCGCTCCAGTTGCGCGAACTCGTCCGCGACCTGATCCAACGACACCAACAGTGCCGCGTCTTCCTTGCCCGACTCGGGATCGGGCGTAGCCAAAGCTGTTGTGGACATGACAAAACCGCCTCCCAGCGGCGCAAAACCACGTCTGTGGACGATGACGCGCGCGCCGAGCGGACCCGCCCGGCGCGGCAGGTATCAGCGCCAGCCACACCGACAGCAGAGCCGTCACCACAGCGGGCGCACAGCGACGTATTCGCCAGGACACAGCAGACCTCCCCCAGAGGCTCCGAACCCGCCGACCGGAGGGTTGACAACCCATCCCGGCGAGCATCTCCACAGTGGATCACTGCACGTGCATCTGTCAAGAAAGTACGAACACTGAGAAGATGCGGAGTAGTTCCACAGCTACTAGCTGTGATCAAGAGCCGAATTGACAACTGTTCAAGCGGACGCCAGACAGTCGTCCTACGGTGTGCACCAGTGTCGATCCGCACCCCTACGCTGACGCCGCTGGTACGGGGTACGTCAGGATCACGGTGGATCGCCGCTGACCGGTGAACAAGGGGGACGACGTGGCAGATGACGACGACAAGGGACGCGTCGGGATTCTGGTGGACAGGTACCGCCACGGTAGGTCAGTAGCGGAGGTGGAACGTGAGGCCGGTCTTCCGGCTGGCGCCCTCGGCAACCACCTCAAGCCGAGTGCACGCCGAGGGCGCACGCCGTCGTTTAAGGTGATCGAACGTTTCGCCGAGGCCCTCAGTGCGCCGGTATGGGAGGTCTCGCAAGCATTCTTCGCCGACGCGGGCCTATCCCTGAACGGTGGCCCCGTACTCACCCTCGAGCAACAGCGCCTGGTCGACAGCTACGCACTCCTGAACCCCGACCGGCAACGCATCGCCGACCGCCTCATCGACGCCCTGGTCGCCGACCAGGCCGACCAGGCCGCCCACGACGGATGCGCCCGGGCCTCAATCGCTCAAGAGAGCAGCGTCACGCCCGACACGTAGATCAACCCGACGCCCAACCGGCACAACCTGAGATTGTGTGGGAAGCGGCGCAACCAGTCGCTAAGCTCGATGCTTCCGCGAGCCACCCTGCCCGCGGCCCTGGCAGTGAGCGACCCGGAGCACAGCGCAACCTGGGGGGTTGTGCGCAAGGGAGACAACAGACGTGTCGGCAGACCTGATCGAGATCCAAGACGACTTAGGCACCACAGCACAACTGGTCCGCAACTCCAGTGGCGGCTTCACCCTGCTTGCGGGTCCATTCGCGCCCGTCGGTGCGCTGTACCAAGTCATCAACGACCTACACCGCAAGCGTGTATCCGCCCTACTTGCGGACGCGGACGGTGACCACGACGAGGACGAGGCCGCCCGCCGAACCGAACGACTCCACCATGCTGCGCTGTCCAAGAGCATTTCTGATCCCTGGTGCTCCGATGTGACGGGGACTGAAAACGCAGGGGGCTCGGGTCAGTAGCCTCTTCGGTCGTCGCGCATACGCGCCGATCAAGGTGTGCGCACTCAGGGGTACGGGCAAGATCTCCCGTCCCGTACCCCTGTCGTCTACCGGTCAGTGCCGAACGCCCGCCCATGCCGCGAACCCGGCAACGGTGTCCACACTGCGGACCTGCTGGCCCAACAGTGTGCGTACTGTCTCGTGAACCATTGGGTGATGCCGAGTCTGCTCGGGTGAGATCTTCCGAGCACGGTCCAGAGCAGCGAGTGATTTCTTCCGATCGCCGTTGTAGAGGAAGCCGCGGGCTAGATCGATGTAGTAGTGCCCGGCGCGCTCCCGGGGGGTGCCATCGGGAATACGGAAGTTGACCGATCGCCGCACCGCCTCTGCGCCGTTGCACAACTCCACTGCGAGCCCCACGCTCCAGATGCCTACGTTGGTCGGACCGAAGCACAGACGGTAGTCATCTCGATCCGCACCGATGCGTTGTGCCGTCTCGCGCGCCTCTGTGAGGTGCTCGTCAGCCAGCACTTGGTTGCCCGCCCGGGCAGCCGCTAGACCGGACTTGAGGTGGAGATTGCCCCAGACAGCGAGGATCGCTGGATCGGCACCCCCTAGCTGGCCTTCGATGTTCCCACGGCTTGTCTCAAGCAGAGTAAGCGCAGCGTCCCAGTCCGCCGTTGCGATCAGTTCGCCTGCTCGCTGGTAGTCACCAACGAGCACAGCCAGTTGGTCTCCTGACTGCGCTGCGGCCCACTCGTACCGGTCAACCGCCAGGGATGACAGATCAACATATCCTAGTTTGTATGCGTATTGAGATGCGGCGTAGTACGCCTCAGCTAGCAGACCGAACGTCCTTTCAAGTTCCGCACCCTCGCTGCGCTGCCACTTCAAACGCAGTGCGTAGAGCAGGCCGGGAAGCTGAGAACCCAACTGATCAAATGTTGTGGCGTGCCTGAGATTCGAAACATGCGACACCCGAGCTGCCAAGATTGGGAGGGCGTCTAGCTGGCTGACATCGCCCGCGTCTTGTTTGTAGCCCGCCAGCTCACGACGAAGCGGGCCGATGCCACTGTGAGAGTGATATCCGGTTCTACCTTCGGGACGTCGAGGAAGGCTCATTAGCTCCGCAGCCCCAGTCCCCAAGGCGCGGGATACAGCCGCAATGAACGCTGGCGAGGGGGGTGCTTGTCCGATCTCGACTTTCTTCACAAGGCTAAGCGAGACAACAGCTTCCTCCGCCAACTTGCGCTGGGTCCAGTTCAGCGCTTTGCGCCTCTTTGCAACTTCCACGCCCACGCCTTCACGCGGTAGGTCTTCCAATCCAGGATCGTCCAAATGGCTCAT